ATTTTTATGTTGTAAGTGCCTGCACTCATGGTTATTTCTTATACCTCCAATGAATTAATTATACCAAAAAATCAGACCTGATGTCAAGTATTATTTTTGGAATGTGAAATCATTAAACCTTATGTTTTAGGATATTTATCTTTTACTGCTTTTCTATTAAGAAAGAAATTTCCTGTTTTTGCATCTTCTCCAAATTTACCATTGTCTATATCGTGATATAAATCATCTAGTTGTTCCCTTAGTGCTTTATAATAAGCTTCTCTTTTATCTAAAATAGAAGAAGATATTTTTTCTAAATTTATATTCATGTTTGCCCCTCTACAGTTATTGTTATTGTATTTTGGTAATATTTATCCTTTTTAAAAGTTATAAAGTATGTTCCCGGCATTGTACCTGTTAATGTTAATGATTCATCAGAATTCATTGTTATATTTGATATAATATCTCTCCCTCTTAAAATTTCTAATTCTGTTCCTTCTGGAATATTTGAAATTGTAGAAGTTCCATCTGTTTGAATGCTTGTTGCCGATACAGTAGGGTTAAAAGTACTATACTCAACTATTCCATCTTCTGTACTATTAATATAGTGATTATCACATATATTAAACTCTTCTAATTCTAATGTCATATGAGATAGTCCTGCATCTGCTTGGTCTGAAATCATATTTTCATCACAGTCTGCATTAGTAACCCATGAAATTGCTTTTGTTGTATTATTATAAAATATATTATATGTCATATTCCTTCTCCATTTGTCCAATCCTCTATTGCAAAAACTATCCATGCATAATAGATGCCTTCTGCTCCTTGCCCCGTAACTACAGAGGGGGCTAACCCACTATCATTTGAAATCACACTTACTGTTTTTCCAGCATGACGATTAGTAATTACAATACTAGAGGCTCCTGCAGATGCTGTAGCTCCTCCAGCTTTTGTTTCTGTATAAACTGTTTCTTCTTCAGTTGCCCCATTAAAATCACTCACATCTTCTACAGATTCAAAATAAGCGGGGGTATAAACTCTTACTGCTTTCCCGCTAGTAATATCACTATCATAACACCATCTAAGAGCGTACAAAGGAGTAAATCCTAAATTAGTATAGCCTATTGGAGAAGTGCTTCTAGTTGCTGTAGGAGTGCTAGAAGTTACTGTAGGAGCTGCTAAAATACCTTCTCCGAATGCATGTACTGGTAATCCTCCAAATGCTCTGCTATCAAAAGCTAACTGTTTACTAGGACTTAGTACATTATCATTATGTTGAGAAACAAATAATCCATAATCACTACCATTTGATCCTAATATTACTCTATTTGCCATTTTTAAAATAATGCTGAAGCAGAATTAAAAAATTTTATAACTGCTACTTTTCCTGTAATTGATACATTAGGAACGGTTCCTTCATCGGGGTCAACCAGATTAGTATTTGAAACAGTAGCTGTTGTAGCGCTTGTAAAACCACTTGAATTTGCTGTACCACTTTGATCATTTCCCATAGCAGTTGTTACTTCTCCATAAATAATACTTCCAGCCCCTAAATTTTTAGTAGTAAGAGACGCAGTGCTTCCTGCAGATGTACTAAAATCTGCTACTCTTACTTCATTTCCTCCTACTATTAATGGTACATTTTGAAATAAACCCACATCAATCGCTCCTGAAACATTTCCGACATTATCAGTATTAAATATTAGTTCATTTTTATTACAACTTGTTACATCTTTTCCATTTGCAGAAATATATAAACCAAATTTGCCTCCTGAATGACCTAAATTTGTATTTGTACTTTTTCCAAGTAATATTCTATTTGCCATTTTTAACTAGTCCCTGGTCTCATATAAGTATTGCTCATAAACCCATAGGCACATGGAATTTTTAACACAAGAAATCTCAAATCTGTAGAAGTTCTTGTTCCTCCCATAGGTTCTGCTACTACGCTTGTGCTCGGATTTTTTGCTGCGAATAAAGAGCCCGCGATTGTTGTTGTTGTGCTTTGAAAAGTTGATGCTTGTGATACAAAGCGAGTATCTGTACCATCTAAGCCATTTGTAACAGCTCCAAGTACTTTATAAGGACCTCTACTCGTATCTACTGCAACTATTAAAGGTATTACATTTGTAGAGGCAATATTAACTGCTCCTTTTGTAGCAGACCAAGTTACTGAAGTAGTAGAAGAAGCTTGACCTCCTGCATATACTTGCCCCTGCCAATAACTTCTTGTACTATCAAAAATTAAAGGATTACTAGGGCTTAAAATATTGTCGTCTTTTCTTGAAACAAAAAGTCCATATTGCCCTGATGAATTTTCGCCTAATAAAACTCGTGCTGCCATAATTATGAATCGTAAATTAGTATTCTTGGAGCTGAAGAAGTCGCATCTAAAACAATTCTTGCTCCTGTATTATTACCTAAAGATATTGATCCTGCTGTAATTGTAGTATTCCATCCAGTTGCGACTTGATTTGCAGGTGATAAATTTGAAACAGACCCTAAGCCTACATTGGATGCTGTTGTTCCTGCCCTTATTGTTGATACACTTGTTGTTGCTGCATCGCTTAGTCCTGAAACATGGCTAGTGTTTATACTTAATCCTGCTGCAGTAATGCTTACACTACCTGTTGCCCCATTTACGGATTGTACAGGAGCGGCTGATGCAGCTCCACTTGAATTTACAAAGCCAGAAGGATTGCTACTTAAATACAATCCTGCAGAACTTAAGTTCGCAGTTGTCACTGTACCTGTTAATCCTGCAACTGATTGTACTGGAGCGGCTGATGCAGCTTGCGAGGTATTTACATAACCTGAATTATTTGTTAAACTCGAAACGTTATCACCAGATATAATAATACTTCCCGTCGAAATAATATCATTAACATTTAATCGATTGGTATTTACGGTTCCAGTTGTAATATTTCCGCCATCAATTGTTGTAGTACCAGAAGAGCCAAAAGATAAAGAATTACCACTACCATCATCTATTGAATTTGTTCCCGTAAAGGTTACAAGTCCGCTAAATCCTATTCCTTGCACAGAAGATGAAAAATTAAGATTGCCACCAGATGCCGTATCTCCGCCTGCTGTGTTTTCTTCTGCTGTAAAGTATGAGTACCAATATTTATTTGTATTTCCAGCAGCAAAAGTTGGTGGAGTTGTTGCCCACCCACTTGTAAGTCCCGAAAAACTATTTGTACTAAATGTATAACTTGTTGCAGACGGTGTTGCAGGTGCACTTGCTGAACTTGTTTGAAAATATACAAAATGTGTTAATGTTTTTGGACCATTTGCACCATCTGCTCCTGTTACTCCTGCTGTTATTCCATATATAACATTTATAGAGTAGATTGTTCCTGCACTTGTTGTAACTTTTGCAATAATAGAATCTTTTGATATATCAGGTTTATAGCTTTGTTTATAGATATCGTCACCACTATAAGCTTGTTGAGAAACAAGATCAATAAACATAAGTGTATCGCTTTCAATTGACTGTACTCTCGCATATGTTGCCTGAGCTGCTGTACCATTATCTAACTTTACTAGATCTCCAGAAGCAAAGTCACTTGTAAAAGTTGTACTTGATCCATCAATTTGATTTGAAAATTGATCAACAGTTATTGTTCCACTTGCTTGTGTAAGTCCACTGTTAGATGCTCCAACTTCTGCATAATATTCTACAGCGGGGCTTACGTTTGAGTCTGAAATTAATTCTACTGCTTTTAAATGATCAGAGGTTGCATCTCCATCAAATAATAGAAAAGCTGTTGCGCTTGCTCCCATGCCTGCAAAAGACTGTTGATAGTTTCCAGCTCCAGTTCCAGAAAATATATATTCTGTTCCATCTACTCCTATAAAGTTATAAGTTGAAGAACCAATTTCTAATAGTCCTGAGCTTGAATTAATTGAGACATCTGAATTAAGCTGTCCTCCTACAGGTATTTGAGATTTATTAAATCCTGAAATAGAAGGAATTTCATTTTTTCCAACTTCTACTTTTCTTACAATCCATCGAGAATAAGTATTTATCGTTGTAATTGTTCGTATATGTATTTCGTATACCCCAATTTTTACATTTTCAAATATAAAACTTTGATCTTCTCCATTTGTAATTATACTTTCAAAGCCTCCATTAAAACTATGTTTTAGTTCAAATCCTGCTATATTTTTATATTTTAATCCAGTTCCTGTAATTGGAGCGTTCCAACTAACTGTTACTTGAGCTCCACCAGAAGTTACAATGTCTACAGTTTCTCCTAGATCTGGAGATTCAGAATTCATTGGTTCTACTTTTGCTACTATATTTGTAGGCGCTGGTATTATATCATCTCTGTCAGGATTTGTATCTATTGGTGCACTGTAAAGTGTATATCCTCTATCTACTGCTGCAAACTTTCCTTTTGCAAATTCTGCAGCCACTATTTGTACTTTTTGATCTTTTTCTTCTTTTACAGAAATAACTTTGAATTCTTTTGTTGTTCCAGTTTTTGGAGTACCATCAGTATTAAATAATTGAAGTGCCCAAATTATTTCTGCATCTGGAGTTGAACTAAACGCAGAAGATACTGTTAAACTAGAAACATTTCCTGCACTTGTAGATATATTTTGTTTTTCAACTCTTACATTTTCTGACCAAAAATTAAGTACTCGATCTCCGCTATCATCTTTTAAGTTTGCTGCTTCTTCTTGAGTATCAAGTGCAGTACCATTTTGATTTTCTAATAGTAAGTCGCCTTTATAATAAGTTACTGTGTTAATAACTGCGACTTCTTGTTCAAGATAACATCCTCCTTCAGGGTATATAAGTAATAATTGTGGAGGAAAAGCTGCTGCATATGAAGGCAGTGTTATTGTTCTATCTAGTGGAATTATTGTGGTGGTTTTTGTGCCAGTATTTGATACTCTTCCAGAATAAGAATATCCATCTTTATCTGCGTCCTGTACACCAATTATATCTCCAGGTTTTAATCCTATAGCATTTAATCCCGTTACAAAGCTAACTGTTTCTTTTTCTAGTTGTGCCGATAATAGTTTCCATTTACCATATCTATGTGCTTGTGCACGAGAAGTACATCCAAAAGCAACAGAAGATTCTCGTACAAGTCTGTTTGTATTTAATATATTTTGATGATCTTCTACATATTCAATTGCTTGTCGATAGTTATCTTTTGGATCGTTCCATGTTACTTTTACTTGATTTGTTCGTACTCTGTCTCCTGTACCTTCGTATGTAAATACACCATTTTCAACATTTCCTTTTGTAAAAGTATAAACAATTTCTTTTGGTCTATCAGCAATAGCTACAATTTCTCCATCTGACCAAAGTACCATTCCTCTAAAGACGCTTGCAATATCTCTTAATACTTTTGTTGCTTCTGCAGTTTTATCTAAGTATAAATTAGTTGTGAATCGAGGTTCAAGTCCTCCTTCTCCATCTGATACAAGTTCATCACAATATTTTGCTATTTCAAAAAGTGAATATTTATCTATAAGAGACTTATCAACAAATTGTCCTACTCCATAACGATTATTAGTAAGAATATCATAAAATATCCAAGCTGGATTATTACAATATACTAAATCTCTATTTGGATGTCCTTCTGCCCATGTATCTCTATCTCCTCGAAATGCTCCATTCCAAGTTTGATAAGACGCTTCTTCTGAAACGGCATAAGAAGGGGCAGAGCCACTCACTAATCTTGTATATTTTGCAGTGCCGTCTGAACTTTCATCTCTTGTTAAATAATTAGTAGGAACTTGAATTAATTTTCCTTTTAATTTGTATGCTCTGCTTGGCAAACCTCCAGAAAAATCTTTTGCATTAAATACATTTGCTGCATAGGCGGCGTATGGATATGATAACCTATCTTTTGTTATATTCTCTACTGTTTTTAGGTATGAAGCATTTTTGTGTTGAAAACTACCATCTTTAAAATCTTCGTCTGTTATTCTTCGTATACGTACTCTATAATTTGTAAAAGGTTGGAATTGTTCAACATTCATTACAAATTCTTCAATAAATTCTGAGTATTGTCCATTTCTTGGTTTTATATATCCATTACTAGGTAAAGAAGTATTATTTACACCATATGTAACATTATTTCCCCATTCTGGAGTCCTTGAAAGAATTGTTGAATTTGAAGGTCCGAAAGCTAAAGCACTAGTATAGTTTAGACCATCTGAAGTATATTCAAAAAACATTTGAAACTCAACAAAACTTGGTCCTTTTGCGCCTGAACTTTTAAATGCATGACACTCAGGAAAACTAAAAGTGAGATGAACTTCATCCACTTCTTCAGGATTCGAAACGCCCATTGCTGCAGCTGTTAATACTGTATCTGATGCAGATCCTTGTCCATTATTTCCTGGCTCATCTATTCCGTTTTTTACCCCTCCATCTGTTCCGTTATAATTAGTACCTAAACTGGATAAACTTGAAACATTTGCTAAATCTGCTTGTCTTATTTGTACATTTGCATCATATACTGTGCTTGATGATCCTGTAAAGCCAGGAACTAATAAAGGGCTTTGTAGAGCTTCTCCTGTTCTCATTCCAAAAGAAACATGAGAAAAGTTTGCTAATTGTGCTGAATCATCTAGAGAAGGTCCACTTACTACACAGATTGCTCCTGTAGTAGAAGTAGGAGTTGCAACTGCTAATGTTGCTGTATTTCCTGAAATTGAACTTAATGTTGTTACGTGATCTTGTACAATATTTGCACTTGAGACTGTTGTAAAAGCACGAATAGTTAATTCTGCACTTGTTGCACTTATTATTTTCTTTATACCACATACAAGATCTTGACCACCGGGTCCAGCTCCTGTAATACGAATATAAACTGGTAATCCTTTTCCTTGATTATCTATAAGTGCTTGAGTAAAGAAACTAGAAGAAGTTGTAACTTTTGCAGAACCTGCGGTAATACTTGCTATACCTGTTCCTTTTGTTCCTGCTCCAACGATAGAAATTATTCTTCCACCAATACCAAGACCCGTTTTATTATTATAGCTAAGAGTACGAATGGTTCCCAATTCAGTTGCAGTTATAGAAGTACTACTTGCTGTTGTGTTTGCTGTAAATTTACGAGGTTTTAAAATATCATTGTTTACTGAATCAACTAAGGGAACATCATTATAGTAAACTGATGAAATATCATTTACTAGACCAGCAATTGGTCCTTCTGCTAATAAATCGTAGACAATAGCTGTTTGTTCCTTATTTGGACTTTTTAAATCAACTGAGCTTTTTGTGCCAAAAGCTCTTGTACTGTATTTTGCTGAATTATCTGCCATCTTATTTTGCCTGTTCGAACATGTAGTCGTGTAGTGGAGTTTTTGCGAGTCCACTGCTTGGGGTTGTTATATAGTCCATTACTTGATCAAATGTATTATTTCCAATGCCTACCCATCCTGAAGAAGGTTGATTTGACATTGCTCCAGAATTTGAGGTACTAAAGTCTGTGTATACACCATTATAAGGGTTTGACCCTATTCTTGAATTCTGTGAATCTGTACCGTCAATAGTATGAATTCCTTTTGTATATCCGGTTCTTACTCCTGGTGTATATCCTTGATAAATTGGAGCGCCACCAATTGTAAGTTCTCCATAAAGAAGTGGAACAGGTTGCCCCTGTTCTATGTGATTTTCGGCTCCATTAAAAAGATACGAAGGATCATCTGTTGTTCTATCTGGATCGGGTGCTGACATTTCTGCGAGTCCCATAAGTGCTAGATTTGTTCCAAGCATCATTACTGCTGAACCTGCTATGTTTAAAGTTGCTCCTGAAGCTAAAGCTGCCTGAGTAGAAGTTCCTAATATTGCTCCTGATCCACTCGCGAATGCCATAGTTCCCGCACCACTACCAGCAACTGTTCCTCCGGTTGTAAGATATGTACCAACCCCCGGCATAAAAAACATGGCAGCTAAAAGTAGTAATCCTGTGATTAATTTTCCTAGTCCTTTACCAGAACCAGCAGGTACTGGAGTAATTATAACTTCGTCTCGTGCAATATTTAGATATAATTCTGGAAACTCTTCTATAAGATTATCCCCGCTCTGTACAGAGAATTCAATATTTTTTAAATGACAGTCTAGAAGATATTCTTGTAATCCTTCAGTTTGAACATTAATACACTTTAATATGTCTCGCATATTCGTATCAACGCACTCCCATTCAGAGCCAAATTTTTCTCCCATTTCTCCCATTAATTTAACGTGGGTCATAAATAAATTCTCCTTTCTCTGGGTACGATACAATTAAATATGGTACGCCAAGACTTTTACATACATTCTTGTCATGCTCACTTGGATAACAATCTGAGCCGTAGTGACTATGGACTACATATTTTATTTTTGAAATAATCGAGTATCGAACCCATTGTTTTGGGTCGATTGCAAAGTGCTCTTTCTCAGAACTTTGATTTTCCAAAGGAATATATTTCAATTCATTCTCGATTTCAACAATAAGTCCACAAGCTTCTTTTGGACTTTCTTCTTCTACTTGCTTATAAATTTCAGGTAAAAGTTTATCTAAATTTTCTTGCACCAGGAAAGCCTCCAAAAGGTAAAGGTTTTTGACTATTTTTTGTTGTACTTCCTGTTGAAGGGGAAGCTGTGTTCAATGGACTAAAGCCAAATCTACAGGCACATGAGGTTAGTCTTTTACCACATGAGTCTCCTCGTTGCCAATAACTATTAAAACCAGGAGCAGTATTAGCTCCTGATGTTTGAGTACGAGTTGCTTTCCAAAGATGTGTTTTACCACCACTTGTATACGCTACATAGTCATTATATCTATCTTCTGTATAAGTATAATAGTTTGTACTTGCACTATATGTCCCATGTACTCTTATTCTATCAAAATTTCCATTTGTATCTGAAGGAGTTCCAGGACTACTCGCACTCGTTGTTGCCTGCCAATAATTATTAATTGTTCCTCCATTTGCAGCTGTATCTGCGGTGCCGTCTGCTTGTAATCTTTGTACGCCTGTTGTCGCTAATGTAGTGGTAGTTTTATAATAAGTGTCTTTAGTTACTGCGCCACTTGTATAAGTTGTAAAACTAGTGGTTGAAGGAATTACGTATTCATCGTCTTGTGTTACATAAACAGTATGAGTAACGTCTGTTCCACTACCGTTTGTCATTATAAGTTTTGATTCTTCTGACCAAGTACAACCACCATTATCTGTACTATTATTTATTTTATTTGGGGAAGCTCCTTGATATACCCAAGAACAAGCATTATTTCCAATTACACGATAGGGAAGTACTAATCCTTCTACATCAAAAGGTGTTGTTAATTCAAAAGATATTTCTATTGCATTTAGTTGTTCGATTCTATCTATAATAAAAATTTGCCTTGGAAACTCTACTGGAGTATTGCCTGATCCTGTATCTGCTGACCCATCTTTTAAATATTTTCGTAAAGTTTTTCTTCTATATAATTTCTTTCCTATAAGATCATCAGGCTCTAGACTTCCAAGTGCATCTCCAAAAGTACTTAATATATTTGCAAAAGTAATAACAGGTCTTGCTGCTGCTCCTTTACTTTTTACTTCGAATCCTTCTGCCTGCACAGGAATGGCATCATATGTATTTAATTGACTATTGTTATCATAGTCATACATTTGTACGT